ATCGATTCAGCTTTGAGCCATTGACGCATATCACCCCACATCTGAGCCCTTAAATTACCATACATCAGCGGATTTTTGGACTTATTTCCAAAATTCACGCCTCGAATCTTGTACCGCTGCTCTTTTAAGCGGTCAACCACGCCCCCGCCCACGCCACCTTCGTCAATGACCACTAACGCTGGCTTATATTCCTCAATACACTCAATGACATGGCCCACCACGGTCATCGTATCGTCGCCCTTGTAGCGTTTAATGCCGATAATGTCACGCCCTTGGCGTATGGCGATCACGGTCGAGTCCGACCCAAACCGTGCAGGGTCAACGCCCACGATAATAGGGGCGGACAGGTCTTTGAGCCGTGGCCGACGCATGGCTTCGTCAACAATTGATGACGATATAAACTGATCATCCCCCGCTGACGGGAAGTCACCGTAGACCTCGACCGCAGCTTGGCTCGAGTCGGCGCCATATTCGTCAATAATCTGCTGGTACACCGCTTTGTCTGTACCCTCGACCGTTCTTGCGTCCACAATTTTGGTATTCCAAAAGTCACGCTTAGAGTTGTGGCATTCGTAGAAATAGCCGGTGTTGCGCCGAGGGTTTGAGAACGCCAACCAAAAACGGTTGGGCGTGTTCTCTGTAAAGAAGCCAGCAGTCACCGCCCAAATAGCGTCGTCGATACCGGAGGCCTCATCAAAGATTACCATCACGCCGTCGTAGTTGTGAACCCCCGCGTACGCATCAGGGTTCTCGCTTGACCACAGCCTGCCCTCTACCGACCAATAGCGTGTGCCTTTCTTTAGATCACGCTCAACCAACTCTGTCATCCACTTGGCGGGCATGAGGCGTGTGGCGCTGACTTCAAACCAATGGCTGTTGAGTGACATGGCCAACCACTTGGTAATCTCTGCCCAGGTGACTGATCTTAGTTGTGACTCGCTGTTTGCCGAGATGATGGTCGTCGAACCAATGCGTGTGGAGAGCATCCATAAGGTTAACCAACTGACGAGCGCAGACTTACCAATCCCGCGCCCTGATGACGTTGCCATCCTGAACGTGTCAAAGTCAACCTTGCCGTTGTTTTGCTTAATGTGTGCGGTCAAGTCTGACAGCACTTCGCGCTGCCATTTGCGGGGGCCTGAGAAGTGTTCTAAGGGCGTACCTTTCTGACCCCAGGGGAATGCGTAAAGTACAAACGCTAACGGGTCATCCTTGATCTTGGGCGACCAAAGCGCCGACATTAGACGCATCTCTTCGGCGGCGCTGTATTGTGTCGTCTGCATCCGTGGGTTCCATATCTATAGTTAACCGTTGTTCGGCTTGCTCAAGCGCGGTGATGATGCTGATTTGTTGCGTGACGTCCACCTGCACTTGCGTCTTAGCCACCCACGCGTGTTTGTGTTTCAAGAACTCCAACGCCATCTTAGCGTCGCCCGCTAACGCCGCATCACGCACAACTTGCGACATCTCGGACTCTGAATCCGCGCGGCCTTGCATGGCTGCAAGTTCGACCACGGGGTCTAGCTGGCAGAGTTTACGAAATTCCTCGGGCATCATGCCAGCCTTCAACGCCAAGGCGTCATTAGACAGACCAAGACGCGCGGCTTCGTAGACGCGCAACAAACGCGACTCGGTGGCGCGGACTTCGCGGGGTGTGAAGTGTAGAGATAGCATTTTGCGATTGTAGGTCATGTAGGCAATTTATTATATAAAAAAATTTTGGTGGTGAACCCTACGCTAGCTACGGCCCTGTGCAGGGCCCTACCCCCCCCTATCGAATACTTAGGGCTCTTATGCTGCACTGCGGTAGCTGCACTGCACAATGCTGCACTGCAACATCGCCGTGTGCCTGGCGAGCTGTCGAGCTGTCGCCGGTCGAGCTGTCGCCGGTCGAGCTGTCACCGGTCGAGCTGTCACCAGGTTAAATAGAATACTAAGTTTACCTTGAAGGTCATGTAGGCAATGTAGGCAATGCCCACAAAGTTCACTGGCTCGCTACGTTGTGCGTGCGCCAAACGTGCGACATAAAATATAGCTGTATGCATATACAGTACTTTATAAAAATATCTTTACTAACTATTATTATTACCTTTATTACCCTACAAAGCATTTAGCTAATTGATTTATAAGGCATTTTCCGAAAGCACTTCGCGCCCTTTTGCGTTGCCCTTTCATTACCCTTAATTACCCTGCATTTTTACTAATCCTCACAAATGCTCACAAAATGAAAAATAGTTGTTACAAGAGTGATTTAAATGCTAGAAATTTGTGTACACTAAACGCGCAGTACACGAAAACGAACACAACCAACTAAGGGATTACAAAATGCTAACTAAAGCAAACCAAAAACAAGTCGCAACACTCAAGCAATACCAGGCACTCGGCAACACCGGCGCCGTTGCGCGCATCATCTCTTTTATGATTCGCGCATCATTACGTAAAACTGAACAAGTCGAGCTGCGCCAGCTGGCCGCGCAGTTTGGCGTGACTAACCATCCCGATTTCATTTGCTAAACCAAACCGGCCCGCGAATGCGGGCCATCACTTAAGGTGCTAACTATGACTGCTATCAATATGCATAAGCAAACTGCGCTATATAACAAACTGTACGCTCAGTCGCTACGCTTAACTAACAAAGCAAACGCCGCGCGCATTCAATATTTGTTAGATGAATCGGCCGATAACGCCGCGCTGACTATCTACACCGAGCGCGCCGCCGCGCCAGACCAATGGCATAGAATTTTTGTTGGTTCGCTCGAATCATTGCTTTGCACGAACGACGAACCCAAAGCCGTTACCGCTTGGTTTGCCCGCCGCGACATTACTACCTTCAACGCGTAAGGGTTCAATATGTCTAAACTTCACGACGTTATTGCCGCGTTACTTATGTGCCTGGCTTTGCTAGTCGCCTGTTTTCTCTAAACTTCCCTACCCTAAACTAAGGTGCAAATATGACTCAAGTACATTTAACTTTAAAATCATCTAACGTAAAAACTGGCGCGATCCCTGTATCAACTACCGGCCGCGCATCATGTCCGACGTCTTGCCCGTTTCAAGCGGCCGGATGTTACGCTGACAACTACGGCCTTAATTTTTTGTGGAATCGCGTAACCAATGGTACGGCCGGCACAGATTGGGCGACATTTTGCAACACGATCACGACGTTACCTGATGGCCAATTGTGGCGCCACAATCAAGCGGGCGATTTACCCCAAGACGGCCACGGCCGCATTGACGGCCATTTGATGGGGTATTTAGTTGCGGCCAACATTGGTAAGCGCGGGTTTACTTACACGCATCACGCGCCCGAATTGGGCGACAACGCTAAGTACATTAAGGGCGCTAATGATTGGGGTTTTACTGTCAATCTGAGCGCTAACACGCCCGCACACGCCGACACGTTGGCCGCGCTCGAGATCGCGCCCGTGGTAGTCGTCTTACCCTCAACGCAAACCACTAACACCACGACACCCCAAGGGCGCTCAATTGTCATTTGTCCGGCCACCACACGCGACGACGTCACTTGTGAATCATGCCAACTATGCGCGCGCGTTGACCGTAAAGTAATTGTAGGTTTTCCCGCGCACGGCTCGGGCACTAAAAAGGCCGAGCAAGCGATTACCTTTTGGAGCAAAGCATAATGACTATCGACGAACCAAAACCGGACCTATTGCACCCAAAGCATACGGCCTTGGATATCGCGCAGCAATGCACACACGACGACGACGGCGACTATACCTATAAAGCAATACCGTGGGGCCCCGTTTATTGGGTAGTGGCCGTGTCTGATGAAATTGGTATTGTGGGGTACTTATGAAAAACACTTTTGAGCGCGACGGGCAAAAATTTGAACCTGCGCACGACGTGTATTACACCGGCGCGGACGGCCAAGCGCGCTTGATGCGGCCCTGGCGCGTTTATTACAAACGCGACGGCGCGCTAGGCAATTATTTTTGGATTTATGAAGGCACTCGCTTTTATTCACCCCGTACACCTAAGCGAGATATCTTATGAATACTTACATTCGATCGACCTATTCGCGCGAATATGCGGCCATCCGCGCGCATCATACGCGCGTTAAGGCCTTGGGCCTTGAGATAGTGCCGGCCACGCCTAAGCTGCGCTACGCGGCCCGCATTGGCACTATTGCTACCTTTCGCATTCTATCTAATAACACTTTGGGGTATTTATGAAATACTTTATTTGCCACCCTGATAACAACGGCGCTTTTGTGCCTTGTTTTAATAAAACCTTTGCAAGTATTCAAGCGGCCGAGTTTTCATTAGCCGAGTTTTTGCTACGCGACGCCGTGGGTTATGTACGCGGTGATTTCAAAATTTTAGGGGGTTTAACATGAAATACTTTATCTCTGATTCGCAATTTGACCGGACTGATTCTGACATGCCCGATAGTCAATTAATTTTTGACGCGCTAGACGACGTACGCGACGAATTGAACCCCGAGACGGTTTGGACTCACAAGGGCAATTATTCGCTATGTTTTTGGATCGACGACGAAAACCCTAACCAGGTATTTTGTAACGTGTTTATCTTAGCAAACCCCGATGATCCGAACGATTCCAACACGCTAGATTATTCCTATTATTTTGAAATTGAGGTGACAGAATGAAATATAAAAACGGCCAACTAGTAGAACCTGGCGACGTTGTACACGTCAAGAACCGGCCCTATACCGTCTATTCAATCAGCGACACGGTAACCCTGCGAAGTATGTGCGAGCGCGGGTATATCAAGCGCGTATTTCCGGCCGATATAGGCGCCTATATCCCGCGCCTACACCCCGTTTTCGCGGGGTTAATGCCAATATGACTATCTCACTCATTGCGGCCGCTACGGTCATTTTATTGATTTTAGTATTTGACCTATAGCGCACCACGCAAACCCCACGGCCCGCTTAGGCGGGCTTTTTTATTGGTGTAACGCTAGCCAACGGCGTACCGGCCCGAACGGTTAAACCCTCGGCCATTACGCGTAATTCGGTTTTCTTGTGCCCTATCATGTCGGGCGCGCAATAGACTTGTTTTTTGGTTTGCAATTCACGCGTGGCTAGGCGGCCACAGTCGAACCAACTGCACTCGAGCAACGCGTGCAATAGGGCGCCCTGGCTCACTTTGTAGGTGCCTGGAGCGTTGAGAGATAACGTGTCACAAATAACGTGAAAGGGCGACGCGATAACGCCACCGGCGAACACCCCTCGGCGCTCGCGGATCATATCGACTAAGTACGATTCATTTGCACTCATACCCTGTTCGATCAGGGTTAACTTAAATTCAGTCACGGGGGGCGCGGCCGACGGGTTAAACGCCGAAACATCGCGGGCCGCAAGCCACGCGGCGCACGCGGCAACACCACCACGGGCAAACCACGCCCATATTTTGGCGCTCACCTCGGGGGCCATGCGGGGGGCGTTTGATTTAAGGGCAAACCACCGGCGGTCTTGACTATCTAGGGTAATGGGCACCGCGTCATTAGAAAACGCCAGTACCAGGCACCGGTTCACCATATCGTAGGGCTTTAGACCCTTACGGTTAATCGAGAGATACTCGGGGGGCGCGGCGATAATCGGCTTTAGTTTATTCGCCAAGGCGCGACGATCTTTCGCGTCGGGTTCGCGGAGTTCGTTCAATATCAATATCTCGCTCTCAAGCGCATAGTTGAACTGCGACGACATCGTGTCAGAATCTAGCAAGCCACGGTTCACGGCGTTATCACCGCACACGGCCCATATAAATGGGTGCCACATAGTGTCTTTGCCCGAACCCTGTACGCCGGTATGTAGTACCGCGTGGTTGATCTTGGTTTGCGGGTGTTGCAGCTTATAGGCCATGACGTTAAAACAATGCTCGAGCGTGTCAGCGTCAGGCACTAGGTGCCTACAATGCTCTAGCCACGGGGTAATGTCGCCCGCTATGGCCACGGGCCGCGCATCGCGCCACCGGTTACCGTACACGTCACCGCCTCGGCTAACCAATACGGTATCACCGGCGGCGTACGTTATCCCCACCAATGCGGGGGCGCCGTTTTCTTGGCGCAGTTCATCAAAGCAAACTGACGCCTCAATATGTCGACCCGTGCGGATTGATTTGCAAATGACGTGCCGGTACAGCGCGTTAAACGTGCCGCGCGAGATTTCACGTCGGTCTTGCAAGTCAAAATAGCTATCGTCACTTTGTATGTAAGCGAACCGGCCGAACCACTCGCGCTTTTGTACGCGCCCGAGTTCACGGTTTTCAATTTCAGACTGGCGTTTTTTAACGTCATCGGGGAAAGCGGCCGTGGGGGCGATAATTTCATAGGCCTTGGCCATTGTCTTGGCTAACAATTCGTCGCGTAAACCTGGGGCCGCACTCGGGCCCCCTTGGCCCTCGGCCCATTCAAGCAAGA